GGGCGAGCGCGTCATCACGATTCTCGACAAGTTAGGCGGGTGATTACATGGGTTTTCAAGAAGTGTGGTCATCCCGCAAGGATGACCCGCAGAGTTACGGTAGCACAGAGAAAACAAGCTCCTACAAGGCGCGTAGCGCCCTCTCGACCCTGTATGCGTCAGATTACGGGTACGACACCTGGAAAGACATCGGAATCGCTTTCAAGGCCGCTGGTGGCACGCTCGCCGATTGGCTGGCATGGTGCAGCATCGACGCGAGCAATTACGACGAGAAGGTTGCGCGAACGCTGTTCAACTCGGTCAGCGAGGACGGCCCGATTACAGCTAACTCGCTATGGAAGCGAGCCTGGGACGCGGGGTGGGACTGGCACGAACGCTATGACGCGCTGCCCAAGGTCAAGCAGATTCCCAAGCCGATTGTCTACGACTCGGACGGCGAACAGGCAATCGCGCAACTCGAAGCGATGTTTCGGCCCGACGAGTACGCCAATATCGTCACGGATGCGACGAAGAACAACAAGGGCAAGTGGGTGCCGAAAGGCTACGGCAAGCAGTTCCTCGTGCGCGACTTGTGTGCTTCCATACGGAAGTTCGGACTCGAAAAGGCGTTAGGCGGCTACAACCATGAAGCTGGCGTCTGGATTCGCGTCAACCCGACGAACGGTCGCGGCATATCGGACAGCGACGTTGCGGCATTCCGCAATGCCCTAATCGAGAGCGACGACATACCGCTCAAAGACCAGGAGCGAATGCTCTTCGAGATGGGCCTGCCCATCGTGTGCATAACCAGCAGCGGCGGCAAGTCGCTGCACGCGATCGTGCGCGTAGACGCAGATGGTCCTGGGCATTACGCCGACCGCGTGCTCTACATGCACGGCGAATGTGAGAAGTCGGGCATGTCGATTGACAAGGCCAACAAGAATCCGAGCCGACTGACCAGGTTGGCGGGAGTCATGCGCGGCGAGAAACGCCAAGCACTCATACATCTGGGCATCGGAGCGCGTGACTTCCGCACGTGGATGGCAAGCGAGAAGAACGCCAAGTTGTCGTATGACTACGGCATCGAGCCTATGGATATGACGAACGAGCCAATACTGGACGAAGTGCTCATCGATGGAGTTATGCGGCGCGGTGACAAGATGTGTGTAGCCGGGCCGTCGAAATCCTACAAGTCGTTTGCGTTGATTCAGCTCGCCATCGCAATATCGTGCGGCGGCAAGTGGCTTGGGTGGAAATGCAAGCAGGGCCGCGTGCTCTACATCAACTGCGAGCTGCGCGGCGAGTCGTTCCGTAGTCGTGTGTGGGAAGTTGCCCACGCGATCGAGTGGGCAAGCGACGACCAGATAGAGCAGAATCTCGACCACTGGAATATGCGCGGTCGCACGCAGTCGCTCGCCACGAGCAAGGAGCACATCATCGAGCAAGCAGAAGAACGCGGCTACGACGTGGTGATACTCGACCCAATCTACAAGCTGTTCGCGGGTGACGAAAACTCAGCCGAAGAAGTCAGTAAGTTCATGCTGCTCATGGATGAGCTGGCGATGAGGCTGCACGCGAGCATCGTGTATTGTCACCATCATTCCAAGGGCGCGAAGGGCGATATTAGCGCCCAGGACAGATTTAGCGGCAGCGGCGTGTTCGCACGCGATTGCGACGAGTTGATTGATATCTCGCCACTCAACCTGAAGGACCACAGCCCGACAGAATGGGGTTACGAACCAAACGCAACGGCGTGGCGCATTGAAACCGTGATACGCGACTTCGAGCCGATATGGCCCTTCGATGTGGTCTTCGAGTACCCGCTGCATCACGTAGACGAGACGGGGTTCCTGAGCGACTTCAAGCTGTACTCGCCGCAATCCGAGGGCGGCAATAGAAGCGGTGAGCAACGCCGCGAGATACGCGACAAGAACATCACGGAGCTAGAAGAATACTGCGCTTTCTACTACGCGGACAGCAAAATCCCGCTGTCTGCGTCGTTCTTGGCTGGCGAGTTCGGCAAGTCTTCAAGGACGATTGTCGCGTGGGCAAACAAGGCCACGAGCCTGCGCGTCGAGAAGGTCAAAGGGGCCAATTTCGTGGTCCCGCTGACGATGGAAATGAACTAAAAAAAATGAACTGCGGAAATGAACTATCTGACCTGCGGAAACGTAGAGCGGAAACTGAAACGAACTCTATAGTTCGATTCCAATCTGCGGAAGCGGAAATTAACTCTTTTAATAGCTTAAAGCTATTTCCGCTGACGCGGAGTGGCCCCGTAAACGAGGCGTGTGGACGCCGCCTCGTTATCCGGTTCCACGGCCATGAAAGCTCGATTCTGCGGAAAGGAAAGCAACAATGGAAAACGAAGAAATGGTCATGATTCCAAAGAGCATGTTCAAACAGCTCGAAACACTGCTTAACATCAAGAAAGGCCACAATGTATACGACGATGGTTTGAGAAGATACTATTGCGAGAAGTTCGCGAGCGAGGTAGCTAAGTGCGGTTTCCTCGACATCGAAGACATGCAACCTGAACATGTTATGGGAGCGATGATGCTCTGGTGCTGCATGAACGGCGTTGACTTGGAAAAAGTTAAGACTTCGAGCGGCCACCCATTACAAGGAACAAGTAACATGCTATCTCGATTGCTCGTGAATAATTACGGCTACTATAGATTGCCGAACAAACACCTCGCGAAGAATACAGAGGTATCCAATGGTTAGCACGATCAATTCACTAATCCTCGCCTACATCCTCGCGCACTCCGCTTGCGTGGACATGGACGAGCAGGTTCGCTACGAGCAGCTTGCGCAAATCGCGGAATCACGCGCCCAAATCGCGCAGGAGACGTGGGAAGTCGATGAATGGTATTTGGAGCCGACTTACTACTATTCGGGCGATATAGCGGATTACACGGCCTACGAGTGGGAAGTACCGAGCGACGGACTGAACTCGTGGAGCGGCGTGAACTACCACGACGGGCGAACCGAGACGTTCTATTCGTCACAAGTCCTTTACCACTATCGCACTAACGAATGGTGGTTGGATGATGAAGGGTTCTACCGCACGGACGAAGGTTACTACGTGGTCGCTGCATCAGACATGGAGCAGGGTACCACATTCGAGGGTAGCAAGGGTACCTGCATCGTGCTTGATTGCGGGTGTGCCGATGGTGTGACGGATTACTATGTTGGGTGGTGATTGGAGGTATGACACATGGAATCAATCGACAAGCTGCGCGAGTACGGGCATGACTGCTGCGCACGTGTTGATGATGCAATACATGATTACTGCGACGAAATCGAGCGCGAAATCGCCGAACGGTACATGGAGCTGCCAGTGGACGCGGACGGCGTGCCTTGCGAACTTGGAGACACCGTCAAGTCGTGCGGCAAGGAATATGAGGTATGGGGAGTTGACAGCACGCATCTGTACGTGTGCGAGGACTATCGTAATCCAGGCTCGTTGTTCATGCTGCCATCGTCAACGTGCCATCACGTCAAGCCGCGCACAATCGAGGACGTGTTGCTCGAATTATGTATCGAACATGACGAGCATTATGGCGAGGACTACACGGAAGGAATCATCGCCAAGTACGCCGACGAGCTGCGTTCGATGGGGGTGGGCGAATGAGCATCGGAATCAAGTGCGACCTGTGTGGCATACCGATAGGAGCGACTGAGACCTGCAACGTGTTCAGAATGTGGAACGGCCTTCGGTGCGTTGAAATAGAGAATAGCGGCCTTAGCTCGCTGCCGTATGACGAGAACTTCTACCTATGCGACGAGTGTTTAGAAAAAGCATATGAACTGCTGGTGAAGGTGAAGGGGGTGGGCGAATGACCGAATTGCTACCATGCCCCTTCTGCGGGGGCGAAGCGGAAATACTAACAGCAGAGAGCATGAACGGCGGCTATCTATTCGGCATCATGTGCAACGACTGCCGTTCACGTGGAGACGTTTACGACACCGAAGCCGAAGCCATCGAAGCATGGAACACCCGCGCGGAGCGGACATGTAAAGGCATAGATACTTTTGAGGAATTATCAGGTACAGATTGCCCAGCGTGGAAGTGTTCCGAATGCGGTGAGCTATTCGAGATATACGGACATTATTGTACGAACTGCGGCGCAAAGGTGGTGGGCGAATGAGCGAGTACATCTACGCGACCGACGAGCACGAAGGCCATTGGCTGACTGGCGAAGAGATTGTCCGCTGCCGCGATTGCACGCACTACGGCTGCGAGGACGGCCTGTGCGACCGCGTGGGCAGCTTCCCAGAATGGCACGCGTGCGTCGAACCCAAAGGCTTCTGCGCCTGGGGTGAACGCGAATGAGCGAGTACATCATCAAGGACGATTACGGACTCATCGCCAAGTGGAAGGACAGGCCGCAGGAGGTCGTGCGGTGCAGGGATTGCAAGTACTACGAGGCCGCTCCCGAAGACAGCGGCGATTGGTGCGGTTACTGGACAGACAGGTTATATGCAGATGTGCGTGGTAGCGGCTTCTGCGCCTGGGGTGAACGGAGGCAACCATGAGGCCGATGCACTGGGTAGTGTTCGTGGACAACATCAACACACGCTCCATCGAGACGTTCGACGTGTTCCAACATGCGATGTTCGCCGAGGACGTTCGCAAGGCGTACAAGCGTCACAAGCAGGACTTCGCGGCTTTCGGCGAGGACGTGCGCAAGCATCTGGCCTACTACTTTTGGAGCAAGTGCGAGTGGGAGGTCATCGTGAGCGCGTGGCCACCATCCAACCGCATCAATCCCAGGAAGGTGGACGTTTACGAGCAGGTCACGAACAACTGGGACGTCTTCATCGAGTACGTGTGGACGATGTGCCATGCGAGGAAACGGAGGGAAGAATGAGCGAGTTGCTACCATGCCCATTTTGCGGCGGCGAAGCGAGAATATTCGCATTGCAAATTGGAAAAGGTTGGCGCGTTGTGTGCAGCAAGCCGTTCTGCGCACAAGGGCCAAATGGCGACACCGAAGCCGAAGCCACCGCAGCCTGGAACGCACGCCACGAGCGGACGTGCCACCTTATCAATCTCGGTGGTTTAGCTGGTTCTGTTCCGCTGTTCATGTGTAAGAAATGCGAATCGCTGTTCTACGGCAACGCACGTGGCGAAGCGCCGAACTACTGCCCGTCATGCGGTGCGAAGGTGGTGGTCGCATGACCGAGATGTACGTCTACATCGGAATCGTCGCGGTCGTGATGATCGCGTGCACCATCGGATTGTGGAGGGACAAATGATGCGCCAATGCCAGAAATGCGGCGAGGTGAAGCCTCTGTGCGAGTTTCGCATGGAGCCGCGAATCAAGAGCGGCCATCTGTGGAAGTGCCGCACATGCGAGGCAGACGATGACCGCAAGTGGATGGAGAAGACGATACGGGACGAGGGTGACTTATGGCTGCACGTGATAGGTTCGTCCAGACTCGAAGCGCAATCCTAGAATACGACGAACTGAGGGCGTTGCTCGAAGAGGGCGGCGACGATTGGAGGCCAGAGGGAATCAAGGCCACGGGCATCGGAGACCCTACCGCGAACAGGGCAATACGGAACGTCGACGTGCTGGGTGACAGACTCGAAGCCATCAGGGCGCGAGTCGAAGAGTTGGAGGGATTCATCGGCCTAACGCTGCGAATCATCGAGGGGGTCAGGAAAGGACTCGGTGAAGACTACGCCAACTTGCTAGACCAGCGATACATCGACGGATTGACATGGCGAGACGTTACGCTCAACGGGCAAAGCGTCTCGCCATCGTCCGGCAAGGCCAAGGTCGCCCTCGCGTTCGATTGGATTGACTCGTTGGGATTGACGAAGATATTGGGAGGCGAATACGAACTGTGAACATTACCGATGCGATGTACGAGTTCCTGCGACATGACCCAGGAGCGCGGGACATTCTGAGACTGCACTACGACAAAGGAATGCCGCCATCGGAGATTGACCGAAAGCTGGAACTGAGGCCAGGAAACGCACACGACACCATCTGCGACTACTGGGCGTTCGACAAGGCATACAGGGGCAAACAGCGCAGAAATAGTACAAACGTTTGACATTGGCCTAGTTTGCGCTAAAATCTGTACGGTGCATAACTATCTGAAAAGCGTCCTTCGGGGCGCTTTTTCTATTTCTGGGAGCAATCATGCAACTGCACGAAATGGTCATCCAATGCGCTAAACGGTGCAGACAAGACACAACCATGAGGCGTGCGTTCCTGAGAGCCGTGGGCGTGGACGTGCCAACTAAATCAGTGGCGACCATCCACGTGGACGAATCAGCCGACATACGCGAATGCTTCGCAAACAAGCGGCGGGTCAGGCTATGAGCGGACGGGTAAACGGAGCGGCGCACTACTACGCAAACAACGTCGGCAGAACGTCGGCGACATGGCGCAAGCTGAGACTCCAATGCTTTGCGAGGGACAAGAAAGCGAACGCTCCGTGTTGGATTTGCGGCCAGCCTATTGACTACGCGGTGAGGCCGTCTAGCACTGACGAGAGTTACGAGCCAGACCACCGATTCCCAGTACACTCGCATCCAGAGTTGGCCGAGGTGCCTGACAACATCCTGCCGAGCCATCGCAAGTGCAACCGTGCGCGGCGAAACAGCGCAGGGGTGAGCAGTTTGGGTAAGAGTTCGAGAGCATGGTGATGAAGATAACACCCGAAACGCTTAAACAGCGTCAGTCGATGCCATTAGGTGCGAAGGTTGCTATGACTGAAATGAGGATTCGGGAATGGTACTCGCACTATCGCGGACTCGTGTACATCTCTTTCTCGGGTGGCAAGGACTCCACGGTGATGCTGGACATAGCCAAGAGGCTGTATCCCGACATACCATCGGTGTACTGCGATACGGGTTTGGAATACCCAGAGGCTAGGAAGTTCGCGCTATCCAAGGCAGACAAGGTGCTCAAACCCAACAAGACCTTCAAGCAGGTCATAGAGGATTACGGCTATCCCTTCCCATCCAAGGAACAAGCCCAGTACATCCGCGAGGCACGCCACGGCACGGACAAGCTGAAAGCCAAACGCCTGGGACGTGGGAGCTATTCGGTATCAGACAAGTGGAGGTACCTGATAGATGCCCCGTTCGAGGTATCGGAGGAATGCTGCCGAGTCATGAAGAAGGCACCTTTCAAGAAATACGAGCGGGTATCCCACAGGCACCCGATGATAGCGACCATGGCCGAAGAGTCCAGCGTCCGAAGACGGCAGTACCTGGCGCATGGATGCAACATGTTCGACAAGGCGAGGGCATGTTCCACGCCGTTGGGGTTCTGGACTCAGCAGGACGTTTTGGAATACCTGTTGGAGACTGGGATTGACTACGCCGATTGCTACGGTGACATAGTTCGCGGCAGCGACGGCAAGCTGTCAACCACGGGTGTCAACCGAACAGGCTGCATCTTCTGTATGTTCGGTGTCGAGTTCGAGCGTTACCCGAACCGATTCCAGAAGATGCAAACGACTCACCCGAAGCTGTACGAGTACTGCATGGACAAGCTGAACCTGCGCGAAGTGCTCGAATACTGCGGAATCCCGTATTTCGACAGCAGAGCGTGTAGCAGATAACACTTCCCGAAACCACGCCTTAGAGGGCATTTGGTGGCCACTGGCAGCGTGCTACGGGTAGGGGCGTTTGAATCTTTGGAACGACCGAAGCGGCAC